GTGAATTCTTCAATCAGGCCATCGTTATTTCTTAGTCCAGTTAGAGTTATGTTTGCCGCAGAAGTGTAATACATCCCAGAAGTGAGGATGGAAATGCTTGCAACGCCATCAGCTAGCGTATAATCAACCGTTGCTCTAGCAGCCAAAGAAGTCGGCTGGCTAATTGATACAATAGGGGCTTCTGAATAGCCACGGCCTTTGTCGACAAGCTCATAACCGATAACAATATCATCTCTTAGAATAGAAGTGTAAACCGCCTGAACAATAGACAGCGTAGATTGAACAACAACCTCTTCGATAAAACCAAATGTCTCTAAGTTATTAATGTCTGTAGCAACAGTCGTAACAATACCTTGTTGAGCCTGCGGTCCAAAAAACTTAACTTTCATACTGAAGTCTAAGGTATAGATCAGCGCTCTGCGCGCAGAGAATTCACCTTCGTAATCATCCTGCAGATTGATACCCTGAAGCGTAATTGGAACATCAAAAGATTTATCCAAGCCGTCAACAAACTTAACCGAAAGATTATACGTTGGCTGAAAGTACGGTATAATCTGCTCAAATATTTGCAGAGCATCATCTTGGTTTTTAGCCATGATGTTTAACTGCATATCAACAACATAGGGCGTAATCTGCCCAATCGTCGAGCGCGTAGTAGGCGTAGTTGCAGTTGTAATCGTATTCAGCGGAGACGTCTTTGTTGTAGTATCATACGACATGTTAGTGATCTCAAATGACATGCGAGGAAGTTTCAACGCAATCTTTGGATCATCTAAGTTAGCCTGCTGATCTAATCTAGCCAAGAACTTTTGCTTCGGCCCATACGACAGCGGTACTTTTGTAACGTCTTTTACGATTTTGTTGTTATCTGTTCGTACTACTTTAATATCATTAAATAACGTGCCGAATACTGCAACAGACTTTCTAACAATCGCGTGATAAAAATGATCGCCAAACATTAGCTAGGTTCTCCAAATGGATTCTTCTCAGAGAAGTCAATAATACTATCAGCCTCTTTTTCGAAATCGTAGTTCTGCGCTGCATCGTCATTTTCGAATGTTCGATCAGTAGCGTCTTCGTAATCATAGATTTCGTAGATTCGTGCAGTTACGGTCGGTGTTTCAATTGAATCTGTAATATATGTATAAGTGACACCATCAGTAGAAACATAGAAGTCTTTCACTTCAGTAATCGAGCTTTCAATATCTGTCATGTAGATTGTTCTGTTAGCCGATGATCCACCAACCTGGTCTTGCTCAACAATAATACCAGATACGTACGGAAGAGTATCAACCAATGCATTAAGTTCTGTATCGATGCCAGCAAATTCATCTTGTAATTCAACAAGTTCGTTATTTGCGGTATCAATTCTCGCCTGCAAAGCTGGCTTGTAGGTATTGTAATCTACGAGGTTGGCTTCGTATGTTGCGATAGCGGCCTGTAGTACAACAATATCGTCGTTGAGCCTAAAGATATCTGTGTTTAAACTATTAATCTGATTAAGTAGCTGCGGATAAATCGGGTCAGATGGACTTGTACTCGCAAGCTGGCTTTGCAACGAAGAAAGCGCGCTAGTTAGGGAATTTAATTGAGATTGAAGTTGGCTCATTGTGAACCGATCTGTTGCCAATTGCCCTTGAGTTTCTGCAATATTTGTATTCAGCGTGACAAGTTCTGCATTCAAAACTTCGATCTGTGATTGCTTGCTACTAATTAACCCAGGCAATGCAGCCTTGCGTGCATCCAATGCGGTAAATTCGGCATTAGGCGTAACTTGGTAATAACGTTTGCCAAGTTCAATCTCACCTGTAATGTCACGGATAAGCATTGAAAGCACGTTAGCATGGATCTTCTCAATATCATCAAGATCAGGAATGCCGGTACGGAAGTCTTCTTGGTTGTATTCAAAGAGTCTGCACTGTAATTTATACGTAGGCAGGTTCTTAAGCTGATAAAATGGCTGCTCATGCTCAACAAAGCTGATTTCAAATAAGGAGCCTGAAAGCGGAAGGTAAATCAAATCACCTTCGTTAGGTCTAAAGTTATCAACCGTGTTGTTCCATGTTCCAACAAGTTTATTCCAAGAACGACGTGCAACAATAAACGTAACTTCGTCACGGATTTCAATACCGAACTTAGACATGAGGTTACCCTCACCACCGAAGCCTTCGATATCTTCGATGTACATTTCAATCATGTATGCGTCGTCAAACTGTGATTCACGATCCTCATTCAGAATCATATCACGAGTAATAATCTTTCTTGGCAGGTAGTAGGTTTCCTGACCGTAAATCTTAAGAGATTCGATCATGATATCCTCGAACATTTGCTGTTCAGGAATACTACCTTGACTGAAATATACGTTTCTTGGCATTGTTAATTATCCCGTGAAGAAGTCGACTGGCATCTCAAAGTTGAGACGGATTTCTTCTTCAAGCTTTTCAATTTCTGCTTTAGCATCTTCTAGAATCGCACGACCATTCAGGATAACGCCGCCTGGAAGCTGCATACCTTCAAACTTAGAAAGGTTAACACCCCATTGTTCTCTAATTAAAGCCGTCGTGTATCTCTTTAGCCACATGTCATTGTACACGTCACTAAATGAGCTTTGGTCAATTACGGCATCAGCATCGATGATAACGTAATCACCAAGCTTAATGTCTACTCCCCAATCGCCATCAATGTATAGTCTATTTTGATGACGTGAGAAACGAATAGGCGTTCCGCCATTCAGGACCATATCAAGAGTTGACATGTACTGCTGAGTTTGGAAGTAGAAGGAAATACCAGTAGTGCCACCGCGTAGGTCATACACATCATTGAGGCTCATCTGATAACGAGCATCAAACATATTTACCGTTGAGTTTTCATCACCGATCGGTAGGATTTTTCGCACGTACGTGTACTGATCGTTAAGACTAATATATTCATTAGTCAAATCAGTTTGCGTGATTTGATGCTTTACGTAAGTACGGATGATCGCATCGCTATGATACGTTTGGTAGTATTGCAGAGCTTCGTCAACCCTGTCTTCCAATTGATCATCGTCAATGTTAATCTCGATAACAGGAGCACCGAGCCGACGTAAGCAGTAATCGATTAGCTCTTGTCTTGATGTTGGATTAGCCATAAAAAATAGTCCTACGAATGTTTAAATTCTATAGGACTATTTATATGTTTTAGAATGTTAGGATTTACGGTTTATCCGGCCAAATGACTTCTTCAAGCGATGAGTATGTATTTGTTATATCTCTTAGCGCTTGGCGATATTCCTGCCATTCTTGTGGTACTGGTTCACCTGTTTCCATAGCTTTAGTAACTACCCAGTCGGTATCTCGAAGAAACATTGATCGAGCATCCCTTAGTTCTTGCATTTTCCACATTGGATCAGCCATTATAATTCTCCTTAATACGCACTAATTAGATTGCCAGAAAACTGAGCATGCGACTGATAAATATTTCCGCTATACCCAGCGCGCCATGCAACAGCAGCTCCTTCTCCAGCCTGAAGAGACATAGTCCAAGTCATATGATGAATAGAATTTGCAGTAACTGAACACAGGACGGTATGGTCGCCACCCGTAACACCTGCATTGTTGTCGTCAATAAAATACACTAAGCTAGACCCATTCCATTTCATAGCACACCACTGGCCCGAACTATACGGATATGCGTTAAATCTGAATTCGTATATGCCAGCAACTTCTGCAGTAAAAATACCGTTTGCTGGATTATAGCGATTGTTTATGTTATCACGAGCACGTTCAAGAATAAATTGTGAGCCGGCACCGTAACTAATAACACTTTGATTACTAAAAGCGCTAAACCGGGTTTGATTTGGAAATGCCATCGCACCGCCTGGACGAGCAATGAAAGCATCTTTTACATTTGTCTCATCTTTAAGCGTAAATCCACCACCAGTTGAGCCAGTGAACATTCCCCACCAATCGGCACCATTAGCGCCCTTCATATATAAAACAGTATTGGCGGAATCGTTGGTATTAAGATGCAAACTTGCTGTGCCGGCCGGCGGTTGCACTGTCAACACGCCGGTAGGGGTGACGGTGCCTCCGCCAATCGCTACACTTGTACTGGTAAGTCTCATGACTTCTTGTAACTGCGTAAGCGTTGTGGCACCACCGGTAGAAGTTGAATGATTTAAAAACGCTAAATAAGATTCCCAGTTAGTACCCTCATTAACTCGTCCCTGTTCGATAGCACCGCCAATTCTATCAGATCCTCTGAAAATGACTCCGTTTTTACCGTTATTATCATTTCGTTCAAAGATAATTGGATTACTATAATCTAACTGGTCATCAATAACTGTTGCAGCTGCAACACTTCCGTATACAGTATGCAAACTTCCTTCAGGAGATGTAGTACCAATACCGACAAAACCTTCTTTACCACTAACACCTTGACCGTTAATATGCAAAGCAACAGTGTCACCGTTATTAATAGTAAGATCAATACCGTTATAGCCAAGGAGTTCTAATCCGTCCCTATTTGCGCTAGTAATCGCCTTTGCTCGAATGCCAACGTTATCTGCAGAGAATCCATCTCTAAATGAAATATATTTGTCGCTACCAAACCCATCAATCGTAAGATTTCCTTTTGCCTGGAGATCCCCTGCTGAGCCAATCGTAAACAATGGATTAACCCCGTCATCACCGGTTGAGTTTCCATTAAATGAAAATCCGTTTGCCTGGCCGGTATGGAAAGACATAAGGTTACCAGAAATGTTAATCCCGGAGTTAACATGTAATTTTAATCCACCTGAAGATCCAGCACCAGCAATGCCAGTAATCAAGCCGTTAACAGTTAAATTGCCATTTGGTACTGAAACTGTACCGCTGCTATGAATTTTAAACTTGTTCGAACCGTCATGGTTGAAGTCTAGCCAGCCAGCAGTACCGTCCGTATCGACAATACCGACAATTTCTACTGGGTACACGTCGGATCCGTTGTTGATAGCACCAAATTGTAATTTAACGCCAGCAGCTCCAACGACAGCTACGTCTAAGTTACGATTAATTTTAAGAGTATTCTCATAATCTGAGTTTCTTGCCGTAACTCCACCAAAAACAGTTAAATCACCGTTTAAAGTATCTGACGTATCTTTTCTTAAGAACTGTGTAGAATCAATATTATCAATTAAGTCTGCGGTAATATTACCAGCAGAATCTACCGCAGCCGCAGCGAGTGCTAAATTTCTTGCCTTAGTTCCTGACATTACTTATTCTCCGATTATGCAAAAGCACTGTTTCTATTAGC